TACTAGTTAAAGATTTTAAGTATGTTGTTGATCTTGGTTTTCTCATTATTAAAACAATTTGTTTTGCTCTACTTCTTTTTCTTTAATAATTCCTTCAGCACAATTTAAAATATGCAAACCTGTTTTAGGCTCTACACAATTTCTTAATGTAACTCCTGCTTTATATCTTGGTTTTGGTATTCCTAAATATTCTGACAATTCATCAGGAGTACTTCTTGATACATCTATGTTTTTTACTTCTAAAGGTGTGACATTAAAATTACTCCAAAAAGGATGTCTACCTATTATAAATGATGGTTGCACTAAATATTCATAATAAGGTATTACGTTTTCTATCACCCATTTACCTTTAAACCAAGATCTCAACAGAATAATTTGTTGATATAAGGTTACATCTATATATTGTTTAGTTTTTTGACTATAACATAGTTTACTATGACTAGGACAGGGTGGGCTACTCCATATAAAGTCAAATTGTTCATAATGTTCTAACAGGTAGTAGTGAGCATCTGTTACAACTACGTTATCATTAGGAAACTTGCTTTTATATATCCCTGCTATTTCTGCATTTATTTCTACTGCTGTAACTTCGTGTTCATCGCCCCACAAAGTTCTATTACCACCTATTCCTGCGTATAAATTTAGTATTTTCATTTAATCAAAAGATTCATTAATTCCACGTTCACCACACAGCTTTTCTTTAGCACTATCCCATAGCTTATCACCTCTTTTCTTTTTGCTTAAAGATGCCTCTGTTCTAATTAAGCTAGGCATCCCCTCCTCTGGCTCTGCATCCATCCATTTACCGCAATCACATAGAGCTTGTATAGTTACCCACCTTCCCTCTCTCATAGCGATAGTTGCTTTGCCTATCTCTTTAGTTAGACCACATTCACATTTGTATATTGTCATTCTGCTAATGCTCCTGTTAATATTTTTCTTTCCGAACACAATCTGTCAAGCTCAAATTGTAAATGATTAATGGCTTTCTGTATGTCTTGATCTGCTGGGTTTCCATCTTTTTTACCTGCTCTTAACAAATAAGATACTGCTGTGCCTGTGTTGTAACTTAATTCAAAATCCTCTACCACACGTCTAGCTTCATAGCCATAGGTAGTCCCAATATAATAATTAGGCTCAGGTGTTCTTTTATAATCTGTTTTCATTCGCTGTATTTTTTGTATAATTTTTTAATTTGATCAAAGCAAGTTGAAATACAAGAACCGCAATTTGTAGTAGGGCTATAATTAGTTCCGTGTATTACATTATACGTTTCTATCATTCTTTTTTTAGCTGCTTGATCTTTTGCTCTGCCTGTTTTTAAATCTTTCCACATATCTAATATTTCATCTATAATCTCTTGTGGCAAATCATCTGGTGTTTCTATTTCTGTGGTCTTTTGCCATTTACCCTGACTACAACTCATAGGTGCTAAACGTGCCTTGAGCTTCATAAAACAACCACAATCCTTGCAAGTTCCTGTTGGCTTAAAATAATATACGCAAGACTTACATATTTCTATGCGATCCTTGTAAATTCCATTTGGTACTAGAAACTTCATATTTTCTTATTAATGTTTTCTTTTTTTCAAACAGATTGAAAGGGTATGAAAACCCAAATTGCATAACAAAACTATCTTTCTTTTTCGGATCATACATTTTCATCTAATTCATCTTTTATTATTGTTCTTACTTTGTCTATTGTCGTAAACAAGCTGTTCCTACTAATCTTAGTTTTGGCAGCGAGAGAATCAAGTGTATTACCTTCATAATAATATAGCTTAAACAATTCCGCATCATACCAATGTAGGGTATCTAAAACACAATCAATTTTTTCTAGCTTATTAAGTCTTTCGTGATCTATTTTTTCGTTTGGCAAATTTGATATATCTTTATGATGATAATTGCCAGATATTGTATAGCTATCCACGTTAGTATTATTGGTAGAATAAATAGTGCTGTCAATATGTGTGTAATACTTTTCATACTTATAATAAAAATTACTTCTTTTGCTTGTTAATGCCCTTCTTAATGCAACTGCTCCATATCTTAATATTCCATTGACCCCATCTTTCTCCCATATATTTGACAGGGTTTGTTTATTCATTTGTAAAAAATAGAGCATCAACTCCTGTACTGCTTCGTGTATTTTGTTTTCATCATTAGTAATACCATAAGCCATAGTTCTAAATTGATCTGTTAGCTTTGATATTTCTATATATATATTATTCATTTGTCGGCTCTAACGTATCTAGCTTTGCTACTGTTTCTTGTAGCATTTGATCTAACACTACTTTATAAGCTCTAACAACTGCTGCATTCTTTCTAGTTTCTATACCTGCTAAAAAGCCACTTGTCATAACTGATATGTTTATAGGTAATATCATAATCCAATCATAAAAATTGTTTTCTTTAACCCCTTCTCCGTAGCCATTTGAATAGTCTATTATTAATTGCAGCACATCCATATAATTCTGGTATCTAGTTTTTGTAGCTACATCTTGTGCAAATTGTCTGCATAATTCAATATACACTTCAAGAATCTGTTTGTGCTGTTCGCTAGAATATATTGCGTTTTGCATATCCAAATTTATAATAATAAATTATTCTATACCCTTTTCTTTTTTTAAGTTATCAACAGCTTTTTTGTAATAACTAATCTTTTCATCATAATCTACTCTAGAAAACTTAATTATTTTTTTAGCTTTATACTGCAACTCCTCTGCTGTTCCTTCTCCATATTTTCCATCTAACTTTAAGCCAAACTTATACTGCTCACCCTGTCCAAATAAATTATCTGCTGCGGATTGTGGTTGTACGTTTGTTTCACACCATCTTGTAGACAAATACTTTCTCGACATAAAGTGTCCTGCGTGTATGTTTTTATAATGATAAACCCTGCCTGATGTAAAGCATTGTACCAAACCTTCATCAGTTGCATCTCTTAATCTTATGTAAAGACTAAACCATTTATCTAATTCTTTTTTTAGCTTACTTATAGACTTCATACCCTAAGTCTTTTCGCCATTGTTCTTGTATCTTTCCTTTTCTAAGATTGTATTTTTCACCTCTAAATTCAGGATATTGTTCTTGCAATTTAGCTCTTACTCTTTTAATACTAGGCGCTAATGTTAATTTACCTTTTGCATACAATCGTAAAAAGTCTGCTGCACTTTGTTTATGTGGGTCAACCCCCATAGATTGTATTTCTCTGTACCAAATATGAGTACATAATCTATTGTCATCATCTTTTAAAGAGGGCTTGTTTTTAAGTAATTCCTGTACAATTTCTTTTGTTTTCATTCTCTTAATCATTTAGTTTTAAAAAAAGAGGGAGTTAACCTCCACAAAGTATAACCTCTCAAATTATTATTCATATTGGTTTTAACCCTCTTTTTGTGTTATCATTTTAATTGGCTCTTGATACCATAAAGTTTTGTCTTTATCTTTACCTAAAGTATGTACTTCATAGTATGCATTGTCACACATCTTTTTCATAGAATACACCCATTTGTAAAAAGTTCTTATATTTAAAAATGGTTCATCTTTTCCAAATCTTACCCCATAATGAAAAGCATCCTCAACTTGATTAAAGGTTAAATTACCAAATCTCTTTTCAGTAATTAAGTCTTTAGCAAATATCTTGCTTAGTGTTGCCATAGTTTGTGGATCAGTTTTATGTCCTATTTCTACGGATGTTTTAGCTACTAAGTCTAATACTTTTTCAGCCAAGTCTTGTACGTTTTCTTGTTTAAGTGGTTTCATTTCTTATTTCTTTTAAAAAACCTTCTAATTCCTCTACTGATTTGTTATACTCTTTCTGTACATCATAAAACCAATCCTTTAATATATCACATTTTAAAAGTGGATTAAGATTTCTAAATTCTTTTGTTGGCTTAAAAGATCCTTTTCCATCATCTAAGTTGATTGTAAATAGTTTGTTTGTTTTCATATTCATTTTATTTTAATAATTTTTTTTCTTATGTCCATTTTTATGATAATATTTATAATATTTTTTCTTAAATAATTTAATGGCTTCTTGTTTGCTATAATATAAATATAACATACTAACATATTCACCTCCTAAAATATCTGATATTTCTAAATATCCTTGTTGCGTTCTTATTGTTTTCATATTCATTTTATTTTAATAATTTTTTTGCTTCTTGCCAAGCACTAATTTGTGAGTCTAGCTTTGACATAGTTGGTTTTTTAGTTTCTCTACGTTCCCAAGTTCTTACAGCAGCTTTCCAACATTTCATTTTATTCTTACCGATTTTCCAATCTTTGCTTTCATAAAAATCTATAAATGCCTCTGCATCTATATTATTATTACGTTCTTTACAATAACCTTTAACTTCATCAATACTTGGTTTTTTAAAAAGCGCCTTTCTATTACTATCTGTAAGATTAGTATTAGTTATATTTATATTAATATTATCTGTTAACTTTTCTTTACGGGGGTTGTTAACTAAAGTTATCACCCTTGTTAATATTTCTTTACTACCCTGTTTATAAATGTTTACACGCTTTATGTAATTATTTTTCTCTAATATTTTCAACCATTTTTGTATTGATATTCTACTAACCTCATATAGCTTACAAAAGTAGTCTGTGGTTGCTGTGCATTTACCATTCATATTGCATAAAGCAGTTATCTCAGCATACAATAATTTAGAGTTAGGAGATAGATTCTTATTGTATCTTACATCTGCTGGGATAACTGCGTAGTAGTTTGGTTTTTGCATTAAATTATTTTTATT